ATTATATTATGGGAAAAGAAATGCAGTATAATTTAATGAGTCAAAGTGAATTTATAGGTCAAGAAAATCTTGACGTTGAAGAAGTAGTATTAGCAACATTTGTAAATTACCCAGAATCTTATTTTAAAGTTGCCGACCAACTGAGTATTAGAGAATTTTCAGCTATTGAGAATAAATACATTTATTCTGCCATAAAAGAATTGGCAGAAGTATCTAAAATCGATATAGCCACAGTTACCGACAAGTTGATTACAAAGAAATATCTATCCTTGCTAAAAGAAACAAAGCATGGATTTGATATTGTAGTTCATCTTAATGGAATATGTGAAAGAATTGAATCTGATGCTCATCTTATTCAGCATGTACAAATATTGAATGGCTATGCAAAGCGAAGAGAGTTAGTAACTCTTTCTGAAGAAATTCTGCAAGGCTGTAACGATATGGTGGATCCTGTTGAGGTAATTAATTTAATAAGCACAAAGATTGTTGATATTCAAGAAATGGGAGATATTGAAGAATTTGATATTCTCAAAGAAAACAAGAATGTTTATCATAGTTTAGAGCCAAGAAATGATGGAGTAAAATCTTATCTACATAAAGTAGATGAATTTATTTATTGTTTTGAACCTACTGAACTTATTATTTTAGCGGCTGCCCCATCAATGGGAAAAACTGCATTAGCTTTAGAAATATTCAAAAATCAAATCATTAATGATGTTCCAGCAGCATATTTTAGCTTGGAAATGGGAACTACTCAATTATTAAATAGAATATATGCTGTTGAATCAGGTATCCCATTAGCTAAAATGAGAAAAAGAATGCTGACTACTAATGAAAGAAATTCTTTAGACAAAACCATTAGGGCTTTTGAAGATAAGAAGTTCTGGGTAGATGATAGAGCAAGAAAACTTTCTCATATCGCTAATAAGATACGTAAATTCGTTATTAGGCATCATGTTAAGATTGTATTGGTTGATTATTTACAGTTAATTACATGCGATGTAGGTAAGCAAGGAAATAGAGAGCAAGAAGTTGCAAATATATCCCGAACATTCAAAGAATTAGCATCTGAACTTAGAATACCTATAATTGCTTTATCGCAAATCAATAGGGCAATTCATTCAAGGTCAAATAAAAGACCAACGCTTGGAGATTTAAGAGAATCAGGAGCTATTGAGCAAGATGCTGATATGGTATGTTTTGTACATAGGCCAGCTTATTTTAATATTGAGCAAGGATTACCTGAAGTTGAATATGCAGAACTAATATTTGCTAAAGGTCGTTCAACCGGTATTGGAACAATAGAAATAGCGTTTCAATCAAGTATGACTAAATTTCTTAATAATAGCCATGAAGAAATGAAAGCTATCAAGAGAAGCCAAATGGATGATTTACCTGTTTCAGATGAGTTTTAGGAGGAAATACAGACATAGCAAGATTGTAGCTGAAATAGCTGAAAGAACAAACTTAGACCCCCGTATAATCCATCTAATTATTAGAAAGTTTTACGGAGGACTAAGAAAACTAATGCAACGTAATGAAGAAATTAATATACAAGGATTTTTCATTATTAAATTATTTAAACCTTACAAGAAAATTGTAGAACAAAAGGGTAAAAAAGTAAATCTTAGAAAGCGTAAAGACCAAAAATATACATACATCAAAAAGGGCTATAAAAAGTAGTTTAATTCGTGTATTTTTTGTACATTTACCATATTATGAAAGACCTTAATCGTAGTTTAATCATAATTCCAAAGGGGATATTTAGTGAGAAAACATTTGGAGATTTTGTAGGCTTTGTAAAGAGCATACAGAAAGCTATTTCCGATGTTGACCATGACCGAGTTATTAAACAGACCCATGATATGGTAATGTTAAAAACAAAAACAATTAAGCAATTTAAAGGGAAGAAAGTAGAAGAATTTAACCAAGACCATCTTGATATAATTTCCTCATCTGGAACTCAATTTCTAATCAGTAAAAATTAATCAATGAAACCAAACATTTGTATAGTTGGACCATCAGGTTCAGGTAAATCTTCGTCACTAAGAAATTGTGACCCTCTTACATCAGCAGTCATTAATAGTGAACAAAAAGCCTTACCATTTAAAGGTGCTGGAAAATTTAAAATGAATATACCTATTTCCGGAATGGAACCAGATAAAGATGATAATGATAAATTGAAGCCATCTATGAATGAATATTGGAAAGTATTCAATAAAGCTATGGCATCTGAAAAAGTTAATATGTTAGTTAACGAATCATTTACATCATTAGCAGAACAGCAATTTGCTGCTTCAGGTAGATTTTATGAGAAGTTTGACCTATGGGGAGACTTTAAGACTGAAATAGGTAAAATCCTACATAGAGCAAAGAATACTTCAAAATATGTAGTATTCATTGGTATTGATGGCGTAATAGATGGAGAGAATGGAGTTGAAGAAAGATTTATGGCCATTGATGGGTATTGGAAAAAGAAAGTAGAAAAAGAGTTCGTAATAGTCCTTTATACTGATTGTAGAATTAATGAAGAAACAGGTGATCCTGAATATATTTTCATTACAAATAAGCAAAAAGGTCACGAACATGTAAGTGCTAAATCTCCAATGGGAATGTTACCATTAACAATGCCAAATGATTTAGCTGAAGTTATTAGATTAGCAGAGCTATATTATAATGATGAAACAGAGGCAAAAGAAACGCCAAAAAAAGAAGTAGAATCAACAACTAAATAAATTAAATTAAACCTTAAAATTAAAATTATGAGTTTCGATGATGAAATGAAAACAGCAGCTAAAGCCGAGACAGGTGGAAGCTATATTACTAAACCATGCGTAGAAATAGTTACTTTAAAAAGTTATAAAATGTCACCTAAAGACCACAAAGGTTGCCCTTTTATTGAGGTAGTTTTTGAAACTGAAGGAGATGAAAAAGGAGAAAACAAATTAACAAGCTCCTCAAGATTGTATAGAGTTCGGGAAGGAGATAGTGATGCTTCTCAAGAATTTAAAAATAAAAGAATTAAAGAGTTGTTTACTAATGCTGGAGGTGACTTTGCACTTAAAGGAGAGGCTATTATTAAATCTGCAGTAGGTGGAAAAGTAAAAGCATTATTCAAAGAGTCTGAATATATTGGAATGGATGGTAATAATAACAATAAGCCTGAAATTAGGACTAAAATTGAATACTCATTTTGTGTTAAAGCAGACCAAGAGATTAAGGGTAATCAATCTTATTTCCGTTCTCCATTAAATGATAAAGCAGTTAAGCAATTAGCTGGAGATTTAGCTAAATGGAATAGAGATAATGACTCTCCTAAATCAGAAGCCACAATGGGGGATGATATAGAAGAAGAAACTCAAGAGGAAGAAAAAGGAATAGGTGAAGCTGAGGATGATCCATTTTAAAAAACTTACAAGGGGCGCTTATGTGCTCCTTGTAATTACTAAATATATGCAAGAACTATTAAATACCATTACTCAAATAATTGAAGATTATCAATCCTCATCTGAACATCACCCTCAAGGGTTATTGGATATGGGAAGAAATCTATCATGTAGCCTATTTTCTTTAGAGAAACATAGAGCCCAAAAGCATAAAGAATTTGAAGCAACTATCTATTCTGAAAAAATGAATGGAGAGAAAGTTAATGCTGCAACGAATACAGCCAATGTTAGACACCCTGAATTATACATGTTACGTAGATTTATGGAGTCTGCAGAAAAAGTGCAAATACAAATAAGCATTGAGCTTAAATGGTTGCATGCAGAGTTATTATCAGGTGGAATTATGGAATCTAAAAATGCTTGATAATGAAATCAATGATATTATTGAGGCGGGATGCCTTGAGATAGAACTTTTATTCATAGAATTTGAATATAAATTAAATCAATTATTTATTAACCAAAACGATTAAAAATGAAAATACCAGGGGAATTAGATGCATTTAGAAAAGAGTTTAACGAATTAGTTAAACCTCTTGCAGAGAAGTTTGGAGCTCATATCAAATTAGGTACTCAATCCTATAATGGGAATGAATTTACTGCAAGATTAACAGTAACAGATACAGGTAGCCTTAAAGATGGCCAATCTCCAAGAGATAAGAAACTTGAAGATGATTACAAAAACCATTGTCAAATATTTGATTTAAAGCCCGAATGGTTAGGTAAATCATTTATAACTCAAGGAGGTGAATTTACTATTGTTGGTCTTAAAACAAGAGCAAGTAAAAATCCTGTTGTTGTAAAATCAAAAAATGGTAGTGGATATGTTTTTTGTGCAGAGTCAATTAGATTAAGAATGAACGCTGTTGAGGCTA